CCTGTACAGGATGGTATGGACAAACCTAAAACAGAGTTGGCGTTTAGAATTCCTGCATCCAAGATTACTAAAAAGAATATGTATAATGTTGATGATGAAGAGATGGAAGGTCTTGATACGACTATTGACTGGAAGAATACAGATGACAACTCTTATGATGGCGAGAAGTTACTTTTACTAGCACATGATGAAAGTGGTAAATGGCTAAAGCCAAACAATATACTAAATAATTATCGTGTTACCAAAACATGTTTAAGATTGGGTAGAAGAATTATTGGGAAGTGCATGATGGGTTCAACATCAAATGCACTAAACAAGGGTGGCGAAGAGTTTAAAAAGCTTTACTATGATTCTAATCCTAATAACAGAAGTAACAATGGTCAAACCAAAAGTGGGTTGTATTCTTTGTTTATACCAATGGAGTGGAACTTTGAGGGATACATTGATGAGTATGGAATGCCTGTGGAAGATGTTGTTGATTACTGGAACAATGAAGTTGAAAGTTTAAAAAATGATCCTGATGCTTTAAATGAATTTTACAGACAGTTTCCTAGAACAGAGTCGCATGCTTTTAGAGATGAAAGCAAGCAGTCTTTGTTTAACCTTACACGAATATATCAGCAGATTGATTACAATGATTCACTTATAAAAGAACATCACTTAACTAGAGGATCATTTTCTTGGAAAAACGGAATTAAAGATACTGAGGTTATATGGACTCCAAACACTAGGGGTAGATTTTTAGTTAGTTGGATTCCAAAAAAAAACATGCAAAACAGGTATAGGAAAAACCATAGAGGTGGCTTTTTTCCTGCAAACGAACACCTTGGTGCATTTGGTTGCGATAGTTATGATATATCTGGTACAGTTGGAGGAGGTGCTTCTAATGGTGCACTAAGTGGAGTTACTAAATTTAATATGGATGATGCTCCTAGTAATCAGTTTTTTTTAGAGTACATAGCCAGACCTCAAACTGCAGAAATATTTTTTGAGGAAGTATTAATGGCTTGTGTGTTTTATGGAATGCCTATATTAGTAGAAAACAATAAACCTCGTTTACTGTATCATTTTAAAAATAGAGGTTATAGAGGCTTTAGTATTAATCGACCAGACAAACTTAAACATAAGCTTTCTAAGACAGAGAAAGAACTTGGGGGGATACCTAACTCAAGCGAGGCAGTAAAGCAGGCTCACGCAGCAGCTATTGAGTCTTACATTGAATCTAACATTGGTTTGATTGGTCCTGATGAAATGGGATATATGCCTTTTAGTAGAACTTTAGAAGATTGGGCAAGGTTTGATATAAGCAATAGAACTAAGTTTGATGCATCTATTAGCTCAGGTTTAGCTATAATGGCTTGTCAAAGACACCTCTATCAACCTGTTAAAAAACAATCAAATATTATTGTTAACTTTGCTAGGTATAACAATAAAGGAAGTCGTAGTGAAATAATAAGATAAATGAAAGACGTAAAAATAAATGTTTCTTCTGTGGGGTTTCCAAGTCAGTTTGTTTCTGATAGTGAAAAAGCTTCAGAGGAATTTGGCTTACAAATAGGTCAGGCTATTCAGTACGAGTGGTTTAAGAAAGATGGCAACCAGTGTAGATACTATAACCAGTGGAGAGATTTTTACAGGCTTCGTCTTTATGCTAGAGGTGAGCAGTCAGTTGCTAAGTATAAAAATGAATTAGCAGTTGATGGTGATTTAAGTTATCTAAACTTGGATTGGACACCAGTCCCAATTATTCCAAAATTTGTAGATGTTGTTGTAAACGGAATGAATGACAGGTTGTTTGATGTAAAGGCATATGCAGAAGACGCAATGTCACAAGCTCAAAGAAGTAAGTATCAAGACATGATACAAGGTCAGGCTGCAGCAAAAGACATATTACAAATTGTTCAAAAAGAAACAGGAGCTGATCCTTTTATAATGAATCCTGATGACCTTCCTCAAACTGATGAGGAGTTGAACCTATATATGCAGCTCAAATATAAGCCTGCCATAGAGATTGCTGAAGAGGAAGCTATTAATACTATTTTTGCAGAAAACCATTACAACGATATTAGAAAAAGAGTTGACTATGATTTGACTGTTTTAGGTATTGGTTGTACAAAGCATGAGTTTTTGCCAGGAGCAGGTGTTGAACTTAAATATGTAGACCCTGCAAATATTGTTTATAGTTATACAGAAGACCCACACTTTAAAGACTGTTTCTATTGGGGTGAAATAAAAACACTTCCAATTACCGAGTTAATGAAAATTGACCAGTCTTTAAGCAAAGATGATTTAGAGGAAATATCAAAGTATTCTCAGAGTTGGTATGATTATTATAACGTGGCTCAGTTTTATGAAAATGACATCTTTTATAGAGACACCGTTACATTAATGTATTTTAATTATAAGACCACTAAAAAAGTAGTTTATAAAAAGAAGATACTAGAAAATGGAGGAACAAAGGTTATAGAAAAAGATGACCAATTCAATCCACCAGTCGAAATGATGGAGGAGGGAAGATTTGAAAAGATGGAAAAAACCATTGATGTATGGTATGAGGGTATTATGGTTATGGGAACAAATATTCTTTTAAAGTGGGAACTTGCTGAAAATATGGTAAGACCAAAATCCGCTCAACAACACGCATTACCAAACTATGTAGCAGTAGCTCCTAGAATGTATAAAGGGGTTATTGAGTCTTTAACTAGGCGTATGATTCCATTTGCAGACCTAATACAAATAACTCACTTAAAACTGCAACAAGTTATTTCAAGAGTCGTACCTGATGGTGTGTATATTGATGCTGATGGATTGAATGAAGTAGACCTAGGTACAGGAAACGCTTATAATCCAGAAGATGCCTTACGATTATATTTCCAAACAGGTTCTGTTATTGGTAGAAGTTATACACAGGATGGAGACTATAATCAAGGAAAAATTCCAATTAAAGAACTACAGTCAAGTTCTGGTGCAAGTAAAACACAGATGTTGATTGCTAATTATAACCACTACTTAGGAATGATTAGGCAGGTTACAGGATTAAATGAAGCTAGAGATGCGTCTACTCCTGATCCTAATTCATTAGTTGGTTTACAAAAGTTAGCAGCGTTAAATTCTAATGTTGCGACTAGACATATACTTGAAGGCTCTTTGTATGTATATAGAAGTTTAGCTGAAGCAATTACTTACAGAGTAGCTGATATATTACAGTATGCAGATTTTAAAGATGATTTTGCAAATGCTATAGGAAAGTATAACGTTAGTATACTTAATCAGATAAAAGACTTATACATTTATGACTTTGGTATTTTTATTGAAATAGCTCCAGATGAAGAGCAAAAAGCTCAACTTGAAGCGAATATACAAATGGCATTATCTAAGGGAGATATTAACCTAGAAGATGCTATCGATATACGAGAGATTAAAAACATTAAGCTTGCTAATCAATTACTTAAAGTAAAACGTAAAGCACTACAAGAACAACAACAACAACAAGCAATGCAAGCTCAGGCAATGCAAGCTCAACAGGAATTAAAGTCTCAAGAGATGAAGCAGCAAATGACAATGCAAGCTCAACAGGTTGAGATGCAAGGCAAAATGCAGTTAAAACAGGCTGAGATAGCTTTTGAGATTGAAAAGCAAAACAATGAGGCTATGCTTAAAAGTAAGTTAATGCAAGAAGAATTTAACTACAACTTACAATTAAGAAACATGGAAGCTGAAGCGTTATCTAAAAGGGAAATTGAAAGAGAAGGAGCTAAATCTAAAAGAATTAGCCAAGCAAATACTGAGCAATCAAAACTAATACAACAAAGAAAAAATAATTTACCACCAGTAAACTTTGAGTCAAATGAAGATAGCCTTGATGGTTTTGACTTAGCTGAGTTTGACCCTAGATAATGTCTAAAAACGGTATTATTTTTTTCTTATATTTGTAATAATTAAATTTAATCATATGGAATTTACAGTAAAAGAAGTAAACGTAGCAGAGGAAAAATCAGTTCAACAGGTAGAACAAGAGCTTTTAGATAAGCATGAAAAAAAGATTAATGATGATCAACCAAAAGCTGAAGAGCCAAAAGCTAAAGAGCCAAAAGCTGAAGAGCCAAAAGCTGAATTAAACGAGAAAGACGTTCTTTCATATATTGGAAAAAGATATAATAAAGAAATTAATTCATTTGATGAGTTAATGAGTCAGCGAGAAACTCAGGAAGAATTACCTGAAGATGTCGCTGCTTACTTTAAATATAAAAAAGACACAGGTAGAGGTATTAAAGATTTTGTAGAGCTACAAAAAGACTTTGATGAATCTGATCCTGATTCTTTACTTAAAGATTATTTACGTGCCACTGAGGATGGTCTTGATGAGGAGGATATTGAAACCTTAATGGATGATTATTCTTTTGATGAAGATTTAGATGATGAGGGTGACATAAAGAAAATTAAGTTAAAGAAGAAAAAAGCTATTGCTAAGGCAAAAGATTACTTTAAAGAAATGCAAGAGAAGTATAAGCAACCACTTGAGTCAAGGGGAACGCAAGCTTCAAATTTTTCTGAAGAAGAAATGGAAGGCTATAAGCAATATATCGCAAATGCAAAGTCTTATGAAGAAGAGACTGCTAGAAAGAAAGAGTTTTATGACTCTAAGACGTTAGAAGTATTTACACCTGAGTTCAAAGGTTTTGAGTTTAATATAGGTGAAGAAACCATAACGTATTCTCCAAGTAGTTTAGAAGATTTAAAAAAGAGTGCATTAAATCCAGGTAGTTGGGCAACCAAGTATTTAGATGATAGTGGTCTTTTAAAAGATTCTAAAGGTTTTCATAGGAGTGTAGCAATTGCACAGAATCCTGAAAAATTTGCTAAGTTCTTTTATGAGCAAGGCAAGGCTAATGCCACGGAAGATGTAATGCGTAAGACAAAAAATATTAATATGTCGGAACGTAGATCGCCTGAAGTGACAAGCAAGGGAGGAACACAGTTTAAGTCTTTAAACACAGATAGTGGAAGAGGACTTAAAATTAAGAGTATTAAAAGAAAATAATTAATTTAAAAAATAAAAATTATGGCAGGATCAATCCAAGCTACGCCAGGTTTTGATTTGCAACCAAGTTCGCATCAAACACCTTTGGCATCGAATTATATTACTGACTTCAACTTTTTGAATCAGTACTTACCAGACACTTACGAAAAAGAATTCGAAAGATATGGTAACAGAACAATCTCCTCATTCATTAGAATGGTAGGAGCAGAAATGCCTTCTAACTCAGACCTTATCAAATGGGCAGAACAAGGAAGATTACATACTAAGTACGTAGAATGTGGGACTGCGGCTTTAGTTGGAGGAGGAGAAGCAGTTTTCCAAATCAACGACACTTTAAATCCAGCAGGATCTACTGTTCAACCTGGTTCAGGAGCAACTGCTCAAATTGCAATCAGAGTTGGTCAGACTGTTGTTGTTGTAAACAATGACGCTTCAGGTGAGTTTAAAGCTATTGTTATAGCAGTTGACCTTGCAAACAGTCAAGTAACACTAGCGTTTTATGATGCTGCAGGTTATACAGGTGGTTCAGGATTAGGAAATGCTGATGCAAGTATTTTCATTTATGGTTCTGAATTTAAAAAAGGAACAAACGGAATGCAAGGTTCATTAGAGTCTGACGATTTTATTTTCGAAAATTCTCCAATTATCATCAAAGATAAGTATGCAGTATCAGGTTCTGATATGGCTCAAATCGGATGGATTGAGGTTACTACCGAGAATGGAGCTTCAGGTTACTTATGGTACTTAAAGTCGGAGCACGAAACTCGTTTACGTTACGATGACTATTTAGAAACTGCAATGATTGAAGCAGTTCCTGCTGAAGCAGGTTCTGGTGTTGCTGCACAAACAACTTCTGACCAAGTTGGAAACAAGGGGTCTGAAGGTGTATTCTATGTAGTACAGCAAAGAGGTAATGTATGGTCAGGTGGAAATCCTGATGCATTAGTAGACTTTGACTCTATTATTTCTCGTTTAGATAAGCAAGGTGCTATTGAGGAAAATGTAATTTTCTTAAACAGAGACTTTGGCTTTGACATTGACGATATGTTAGCTGCTCAAAATTCTTACGGTGCGGGTGGAACTTCTTATGGTCTTTTTGACAATGATGAGGAGATGGCTCTTAACTTAGGATTCACAGGATTCCGTAGAGGTTATGACTTTTACAAGTCTGACTGGAAATACTTAAAC